TCGTCATAATCAATACTCCATTTGTTGTTAATGGATGGAGTATACGCTGATTAAACCCTGTGTCAAGTATTATTTTTTTCGTCGGGGAGTTTTTCCATTCCAGCCAGCAATCCGTGCCTTACCATCAAGGCCAACCCTATAAGTTCTGCTGCCGCTTTCTTGGTCTCGACTACATATGTGCGAGTGCCCGTTGGTTTCTTTGCCATATCAATTTACCATCAATTCATCAAGTTTAGCAATAAAAGAATCAATCTTCTCTTTTCGATTTGGCCAGAAAATATATTGCTTTTCATCTGCATCTTTCTGAAGATTCTTTAGCAGAGGAATAATCATATCATACATTTTCTGAATCTTATCACTAGATTCTTTCTTAGTCTGAGTTCGAACTTGCTTGGCAACTTCATTTTCACGCTTCTTAAATTCATCTTCAGAGACAGAAGTAAATCCAAAATCAAAATCTTCACCCATAAAACTTACCTACCAGTTCGTCCCACAATAGCAGCTTGAGAACGTCCATTGTGATTGCTGCGTTTCTATATGGAATAGCATCGCCTCCTGCATCTAGGAAGTCCTGCACATTGCATTCTTGATCATCAATCAGAATGGTTCCTTCTTTAGCCCAAAGCTTCTTGAGTCCTTTGCGATGAACAACAACAGGTGTCCAGTCCGGAAACTCATTATTCTGAAGCCATTGGATCTTCTGCTCGGTGATCTCAGCCAGATGCTCTGGATCGATGCCTCCAGCAGACGAAAGATAGAACACATCCTCGATGACACCAAGTTCCAGACACATCTCCAGAAACTCTACAAGTTCATATGCACCTTCTTTTACAGGAAGTTTGAGAAATCCACCGTCTTGGACGAAGTGCGGAAACTTCTTTTGCCACTCTTCCTTGGTTTCTGTCTCCATCTTGAAATCAGAAATGACGCCATCGATGTCAAGCGCAATCTTCATAGTTTCTCGCCTCTCTAAAGGACATTTCATCAATAAGTTGAAGTTCTGCTTCGGTTTCGATCCATGCACGAGCGCCACAACTCAACTGTGTTCCATCATACACCAATCGCGATGGTCCTTCAATCATAACTTCACGGGCATAACGAGTTTTACCTGCAACCTTGATAGTATACACAGGACGATTCTTACCATCCTTGGCATTCATTGCAATGTGTTGCCGATTGACATGTATGATTTTCGTCACAGAATAAGATCCTCATCTCTCGCAGAATGTCTAACGCGAATAGTTTGAGCAATGTAATGAATCGTGGCCATACTGCTGTCTTCCACAATTCCGTAGTTATTTGATGGAATGTGGATACACACGTCTGCCAAGTCTTTACATGGACCACCAGTAAATCCTACAATAGCAATAGTCTTCATATTAAGTTTCTTAGCTTCCTTTAGAGCCTTGACAATATTAGGACTCTTGCCACTAGAACTAATCACAACCAGAACTTCACCAGCCAATGCAGACCATTCCAATTGCTTTGCAAATACATCTTCATATCCAATATCATTAGCAATTGCAGTAATCATAGAACTGTTATCTGGTAAAGATACAATTCTTGGATAGAAGTTTGTATCACATGCAACCCCCTTGCAAAGATCCGTACAACTGTGTGACGAGATTGCCGCAGAACCTCCGTTGCCAGCAAAGTAAACGGTGTGCCCATTATTAAAAGCATCAGTCAGAATCTTAATTACTGATTCTACCGCATTAACATTAATACCATTAATGGCATCTTGTAGTTGCCCAGCATATTGACTTAATGATTTAATCTGTTTAGTCATTTCTATAAAAACTCCGTTGTATAAATAAAGTGTCTGTCACGGTAACGCAAATACCCACAGACTCTAACGCTAAACAGGAGCATCAGCATATGGATATTTATAAGATTCTCGCCAGTAAACCACATAATCCTCATTATCTTAATAGATATATAAGATTTATTGAATGGTGTCAACTAGCAAACAAAAATATAACCAGAAAATCAAAAAAGAATCCTGATGGAATATATATATATGGAATCGCATCATATATGTCCTAAGGCAAAAGACTTGTTTCCAGAATATGCATCTTTTAGAAAAAACAAGTGGAATAAAATAGATTTGACTGCTAGACAGCATTTCATCATTCATTGGATCTTATGGAAAACATATAGTGGAAGCCAAACTGATGCTTTTTGGGCTATGCAAAGGTGTTCTGGAAATCAAGAAAGATATTTCAGAGTTTCATCAAAAACCTATGAACAAATTAAACTCGGATTCTCTTCTAGGCATTCAGAAAGAATGAAAGGAGAAAATAATCCTTTTTATAAAAAAACACATACAAAAGAAAATTTAGAGTTCTTTAGGGATTCTCAAAAAGGAATTTCTATAGTAGAAAGAGTTGGGGAAGAAAAAGCAAGAGAAATAGAAGCAAAACAAAAGGCATATTACGATTCAATCAGAAAACCACCAAAACCAAAAAAGAGCAAAGAGCAAAAAAGTCTTGAGCTGTCTATCAGAATGACTGGCAAAAATAAGGGACCAAGCAAAAGACCAGATAATCCAAATAATGTCATATTTGAATTTTTAAATGTTCTAACCAATGAAACATTTATTGGAACTGGATATGATTTGCGTAAAAAATATAATTTATTACAAGCTAGTATGAGCGACTTAGTTAATAGAAAAAGAAATAATCATAAGGGATGGGTTATAGTAGAAAACGGAAAACACAATTATGTGTCTAGATCTGATCAGTCAAGGCAATCGAACAAACGACGGATAGAAGCAGGGACTCACCCATTCCAAAAAAGAGCGGATGGAACATCCATCAGTGGAGATAAAGTAAAGAATGGAACCCATCCACTTTTAGCTAAAAATCGAAAAAATTAATCTGCATAAACTACTCTTGCTCCATCATTAGAAATATTAACATCCAGACACACTCTATCTGAAAACTCATTCTTAATCTTTGATTTATTACCTGTCATGGCTAACATATAGCCACCGCCACCAGATCCAAGAAGTTTAGCGCCTGATGCACCAGCAGAAATGCAACGATCATATAAAAGGTCAATTTCTGGATTACTAATTGAATTTTCTGTCTGCTTCTTTAATTCCCATGCCTTATTGAGCAGAAAGCCATAATTATCAAATGAAGGAAGATATTGAGATTGTTGGTCAGCCATATTAGAAAGTTCTCTAATAATATGCGACTTCTTATCAAAATCAATTTTCTCAAGAATATCAGAAGAATGTCGTTGAATATTCGTTGGAATTAAAACCATGCAAGAATCAATCCCATTTGGATCCATCTTAGAAACAATCACACGATCACTCTGTAGATATTTAATATAGTTCATACCACCAAATGCACTTGCATATGCATCTTGCTTTCCGATTTTGAAACCACAAAGATTGATCTCAGTGTGGCAGGCAGTTTCTGCAAGTTCATATTCATTATAGGGCTTTAATCCTAAATATTGCACCAATGCAGAAATAAGTGCAGAGGTAAATGCTGACGAGCCACCAAGTCCAGTACCAATAGTTGGAATATCTGCAAAGGTTGTAATCTCAATATTAGAAGAAATATTAAAAAACTTTAATGTATTTCTAACAATATCATGCTGAATATCGTCAACATTAGTCACACATTCCTGTTTAGAATAATTAAGTTTAATATGATTCTGTGGAGTCTTACCAACAGCAACATATACGAACTTATCAATAGCTAGAGAAATCGTTGCTCCACCCCACTGAAGATAATGAGCAGGAATGTCGGATGAACCACCAAACGCTGAGATGCGAAGAGGCGCTTTAGCTAGGATCAATTTCTTGTCCATTCATATTCAGAGTTGCCTGTCTTGAAACGGACATAGAGATACTCAGGATTATCTGGATCGGTTCGTTCTTCTAAAATCTCTGTGATAACTGTTGTTTGCCAATAATCTTGAGCAGTAAATGATCTTGCATAATGAGAACCAACTCGCATAACAGCACCAACACGAGGCTCGGCATTCTCAATCTCTTCTACCGAGACAGCCTTACCAGTATCTTGATCAAAGGTTGGAATACAAGCAAGACTCATCAGACCGCTATCTCCAGCACCATCACGAATCCTATACAATGAATATGTCATTATGAAGTCCTATAACTAAACTGTGCAGCAGGAACCTTTAGATCCTTGCCTTCATATTCATATACAAGAGAAGCACACAATGCATTCCATTGATTAGCAATCCTTGACCAAGAATATCTATAATCTGAAAAAGTCTTCTGGAACTGTAGATATGGATACATATCAGTTTCTTTCATGCGGTTAATTGTATCATTTAAAATAGCATAAAACATATTAGCATGAACATTCTGGTCCTGATCCCAATTATACTGCATGGTAATACCACCAGAAGTATCTGTCAATCCTGCATAATTTGGATGGATACAAACACAACCGGCAGACATTGCTTCAATCAATGAACGGCTATTCTGCTCTGGCCAAATTGAGGGATAAGCAAAAATATGAGCCTTTGCCATATGTTCACGAACAACATCATTTGGTTGAAATCCATGATAATTAATCTTAGGATGATTTCGGCACCGATCAAATAATTCTTCAAATTGTTGATCTGCTTCAGCCCAACCATAAATCTTATAGCTAGAAAAGACATCCAGAACCAGATTATCGTGATGCTTGCAGAGTTCTTCAAATACAGGAACTAGAAGTGATAGACCCCTCTGCGGCGTAGATGCATAAATTAGCCGAATCTCTTCCTTGGCATCACCCTTATTAATTGGACCAAGTGGTTCAATAGCAGTGTCAATCACACAAGTCTTTTGATCATGAGGAATACCAAGAAAGTTCTGATATTGATTCATCTGGTAATTTCCGCAGTACACAATTTTGTGGAACTTATTGCGAAAATTTGGATCCTTCAGTTGTTGACTCTCAGGATCTTGGGCTGTGTTATGTAGCCATAGAATTCGAATTCTATCATCATATAGTTCTCTTACCCGAGAAGAGATAATCTGAAACTTATCATGATATTCAGGATTTAGTCGGGCAAGCATACCCTCGACCATCATTTCAGAACCACCGTGACTCTTGGCATTCATCTCATCACGAGAAAAGATTTCACTCATACTTTATTCAATTCCTTCTTTACAAACTCATAATGAGAATCAACAATTTCAGAAATGGTTTTAGTGGGTTCCCACTTTAGTTCCTGCCTGAGTGCAGTATTATCAGAAAACAAATATCCGGGGTCTCCATCTCGTCTTGGCGCAAAATCATAATTCAAACCATATAGATCTTTAACCATATTAGCAAGCTGAATATTAGAATATCCTACTCCAGACCCTACATTATATTGTGTATATGAAGTTGGAGCATCAGTTTGGATTTCCTTTGCGGCTGCAATAAGTGCCTGACATACATCATAGACATGAATGTAATCCCTAACACAACTTTGGTCAAAGGTATTAAAATCATTGCCATTGATGTAGAATGTCTCATTATTTATAGACGCCTGACACATCTTGGTGAGAATGTGTGGTTGATCCAAATCCTGCCCCATACCATCAAACCCACCAGTGACATTGAAGAACCTCATGGAATATGCGCGCATACCATATGCATTACAAGATTCTTCTAGGATTCGTTCACCGAACCATTTACTCCAACCATAAGGGTTGATAGGATAACCAGCATCTTCTTCTTTAAGAGCAATATTCTTATTAGGATCGCCATATGTTGCAGCAGATGATGCAAAGATAATTGGTGTATCTGGCTGTTCGTTTTTGATATTCTTTAGCATATCAATCATGCCAGAAACATTATTATCAAAATAATCCAGAGGATTCTTTACAGAAGGGCCAAGTAGACTATTAGCACCTAGATGGAAAATTACATCATACTTATGCTGAATATATGGTCGAGGATTTCCATAATGACCAACATAGTAATGATGAAAATCTGTCTCATCAAGTTCCCAATGAACTGGTTCTTTCAGATCAAGACCAAAGACCTGCCAGCCTTCATCTTTTAGAATCTTACAGAGAATACGACCGATATAGCCCTCGGCACCGGTTACCAAAGCCTTCACGATACGCGCTCCTCATATACAGTGGTAGGAACATAAGGGAAATCAATGTATACACGACTTTCTTTACAGGTGAAATAAGACTTGCTCTTTTCGCCGTCTTCATTTGTATACCAGTCCCAGAAAACCTTGCCTTCAATATCATATGCTCTACCATCAAAATCTTTGAATACTCGACTGCATCGCTTATTCTGATAATGAGTTTCATCATCATACTCAAGAAGAGTCCATTCTGAATCTTCTCCAGTAAGTGGAGACAGAGGCTCCCAACGAAGCAGTTTCTCCAAACAGTTAGTGACATATGATGCTGAGAACCCAGAATGTCCTTGTTCTGCAAACTTTTCTACCAGTTCAAGAATGGCATTCCGACCCATTGCATTATATTCATCACCATCTTCGGTCATACCAATTCGGTCAAGTTCACTCTTTGCATATTGTAACATATTACTCATTCTTCAATACTTCCTAGTTCTTCTAATTCTCGTTGTTTATACATATCAGCAACTTCTAGAATGAGACTTAACACCGCCAAGGGACTAATCCTTGTGGCGATATTAACCACAATCCACTTGGCAACCACTGCCTTAAAAGTTTCCCAACGAGTTAATGGCTGCTTCATTCTGTAATTTCCTCAATTACTGTATAACCGATTACACTATCAACATCAAAACTGCGCCAAGAATTCTTATCAAGATCAAACACAGGAACAACTCCTTCAGATTTTTTACGAGTGGTTTCCTTAGTCTTTTCTGGTGCGGTATAATACTCAGCAATAATTAATGGATTACGAGTGCAGAGCATAGTTCGCTCGGTGCCATCCTTCTTAGTGAAAGTAACACGAATTGTCGCACCATTATTAAGATCTTGTTCAATCAGAGATTCTGAAAAATACTTTTCAAGATCATCATAGCCACCGATACCGATATGAATTGTAAATTCCTCATCATCTTCAACCCAAATCTGAGGAAAAGTTTTGGCCTCTGGAACTAGTTCTAGAAGTTCTTCACGAGTAAAATCCTTATTTAGTGTAAGGTAACTATACTCTCCGCCCTTTTGCTTAATTAGTGCCTTGGCTCGTTCACAAAAAGGGCAACCGTCCTTGCCATAAATTACAAAATTCATTTTCAATACTCCAAAAATTCATCAAGCACACGCTGAATGTGCTTCTGTTTAGGCTCCCGTTTCTTATCAGGAACTACCTTAGGCTTATTATATTTCCAGATATTACCAGCTACTGGATTACGAGTCTTTGACATAATCACCTCCATGAAATATTATATATCATGATCTCAGAACCGGGATGCTTATTCTGTAGATAAGACTGAACAGCAAAATCTGATTGAGCGCCATTTAGCTGAACGATATTCCCCTGAATGCGAGTTCGACTTAGAGATCCATTCCTACCGTGGGAATAATCTGCAACAAAATTCTTCATAATTATGCTCCATACCTGCAAATATCTTCAAACTCTTCATCGCTCATTGCGAGATAGTCCCACTCGGTGTAGCCCCAGCGGTCAACACCATCACCAATGCCGACATAGTTGCCGTCAGCATCAAACGCGCTGTATCCGTAACTGTCGTAACCGTTTTCATCGTAGTTGTCAAAGTAAAGACGAGTGTCATAGATTTCGCCTCGCTCTTTCATTTCAAGAGTCCATTCGGGAGGGATCTGGCGGTCTGCATTATAGCAGTAATCAGTGTAGGGGCGATCCACATCCTTGCGAGTCAGTACCGGGCTGTATTTACCTTTGCTCATAATAAAATCTCCTTCGTTTCGATATGCCATTTATACCAATGATTCGAAAAGGAGTCAAGTCTATATTATCGTCTACCTACAAAAAGGGTTTTGTTGACAAACTTTGGCTTAGAAAATAGATACCAGCAGCAGTTGTCTTTGCCAGAAGATTTGCTGCCCTCAATCCATTTAACTCTACCAACAGAGATAATGGCTTCACATCTATTCATAAAAGGAATTGATTGTTTGGTATGCATCCAATCTGCGTCAAACAAAAGCCAAGTCGGAAGTTGGTTGCTAAAATGTTCAATCATAGGATGAAGTAAATTACGATCCCATGGAGGATTAGTAATAATATAATCAGCACCCGAGGACAAATCTAATTCAAGGGCATCTGCTTCTTTAATATTATCTGCCTGAGGTTCAATATCCCATGCACCTTTACAAAGAAGTTTATTAGATTCTAGATGATTAATTAATCTACCATCACCAGCACATGGCTCATAAAATGTAGCATTTGGCATAAGATGTGGAAGTAAAGGAATTACTGCTGAAATTGGAGTGGGATAATAGTCTTTAGAAACTCGTTCAAAATCACTTCGTTTACCCATAATAAAATACTTTCATAATTAATATATCCAGATAGAATATGATCGCTTAATACGAGTATACACTATCTGGATATATTGTCAAGACCAATTGATAAATCTATTTACATATTTATAGATCACATGCAATCATAGCTAGAATTACTTCCTTAGCAAATCCAGAACGAACAATATCTTCCACATTAAACCCAACAGATTTCATTGATGGAATATGAGAGCATAGACGCAAAATAGAGTCTGCACCAGATTCTTCGGAAAACCGCTTAGATGTCAAATCATCCTGTTTGCGATCACCACAGAGAATAATCTTAGTGTTTTGTCCAATACGAGTTAATACAGTTACCGCATTTTGAAGATTTGTGTTCTGAAACTCATCAAAAATGACAATAGTATCATCAATTGTCTGGCCACGCAAGAACGAAGTTGACTCAAATTGAATGATACCTTTATTCTTCAATGTTTGATATGCATTTGGATTATCAAATAGTTTAGCACAAATTCCAACATAAGGAGTTTCGAATTCTGCCATTTTTTGTTTAGCAGATCCCGGCAAAAATCCGATATCTTTACCTGATTGAGCACTTCTAATAATGATTACTTTTTTATATTTGGTATTTGGTTTATTCAATACTTCATCTAGAGCCAAATATAAGCTGATGAAACTCTTTCCGGTTCCGGGGCACCCATGGAGTATAAGATTTTTATCTTCTCTATAATACTTAAAAGTTAATTTCTGATTATCCGTCATTGGTTTAATGTTTTGAAGTTCAAGTGGCTTTGGTTGAGACTTATGAAGTTGAATTACATTATTGGAATTTCTTTTTGCTTTCCTAGCAGATTTACGCTGACGGCGTGATGGTTGTTCAGTATATTCTTCTACAGTATCAAAGAAGTTTTGGTGACTCATACAGGAGGTTACCTTTTATTAGAAGGGTTAGAGTAATTCTCACTTGCTCCATAATAACAGCGAACTTATGATGTTTTTGTTGATACTCCATGCTTTTTCTGCTGGCGTCTGACTGCATCACGAGACTTGGATGCTCTGATGCCTTTATCACCGTATCTGTCCGCCAAAGGAGAGGTCGGATTAGAACGGGCGATTCTGCCTAGCATGTCATTGAAACCAGCATCAGTCTTGACGCGATCTCCTGTGCCACCTACAATGTTGATTGAAAATACTTGTTGAAGATGTGGATTCTCCGCAAGAAATTGCTTGTGGGAATCATAGGACCAGAACTCTTCCCATTCTTCCTGTGTCTCTGTGTTTTTATATTGATAGACTGGCATCAATACTCCTCTTCATATATCTATTTATCATTCTTCATATATCTATTTATCATTTTCGCCATCTAAAGCCGAAAACCAATTCCTGCATTTTTCTTTGAAACCAGTTTGGAATATGTCCTTCAATAATTGAAACGGTTATTCCGGGAAACATCTCTACTTTCCAGTCAGAATACTTTGGTTGTAGGATTATCGTCGCATCTGGCCAATCAATGGTCATATTAGGTCCAGAGTCTCCTATAGTAGATCCCGAAAAGTCTTGTTCCGTTGTTGATTCGTTTTTGCCACTCATTGTATCCATCCTTATCAAACCCATTTTTGAAAAACTGTGATTCTACATCATCGTTGTCAATAATCTGGGAAAAACTCCATATCACCTCGTCAAGAACCCATTCCCACCGTTTGTGCCAATGTTCATCAGTATCACCATCAACATTGTGCTGTTCAGAACGAATGTGTTCAGGAACATCCTCGTTTGCCACATCAGGAGAACCACACTTACTCTCCCTCAGTTTCAAAAGCATAGGATGAATGATCAATGCCAATGTATGATCCATACTCCATAAATCATAATTGTCAATCTTGATCTTGATCTTGCGATCACGACTATACCACCAACGATTGATAGGAAGAAAGAAATCACTCAACTTATCAAATAAACCAAACACAATCTTATCGTGCCAAGTATATTCTGACTCATCTAGATAATACTTGTCCAGCCAATGTTCGTATTTTCTTTCTAGTCCTCGGATAGGAATCAAGTCGCTCCTGTATGGTGGAATATGAATTTTCATCCTAGAATCAACCCTGTAGTTTGACGAAGATATTGATCTGCAACAGTCTTATCTGTCTTGAATGATACGATAATTGACGACTTGGGAAATTCTAGAGTAATATCTTCTGGCGCTGAAAATGCATAGGGAACAAGACCCAGACCCTGTTGTCCCATCATAAAAGTTACTGGCTTCTTTAGTGCAGTAGTATCACCAACACTTTCCTGATAACGACCAATAATTTCATCACCAGATACCAGCTTGATAGTAATCACATCATTATATTCCATTATAAATCTCCATTAAATAAAATCTTTAAACGTCAATGCTTGTTCTTGAATTGCATCCATATACTTGCCATCATCTTTGATAGACAATTTTGCAAGATGTTTGACTGTAGGAAATGTTTTTTTGATACATTTATTATCTAAAAGTTCAATATGAATCTTTTCTCTACTAACATCTTGTTTCATTCTACATTGAATTGGCCTAATATATGCTTTATCTTGACTGGGAACTAAGGCCCATTGAAAAATCGTTCTCATTTGTCTAGGCGTATATTCTACTCTAAACAAGTTCATTTGTAAATCATTATCTAACTTCTGTGACATATTATCTAACATTTGTTCTGGAGTTTTAGCATTTCTTACGGCTCGTTCGGCCAATTCTTTACGTCTCTCACTAGATTTACGCCACATATCTTGTTTACCCTCAACCCCAT